TACCAAGAAGGGAAGGCGGTAGAGGAACTGAAATCACTACGCTCCCAGGTGGACAGAATCTTGGAGAACTTACGGACATCCAATACTTCCAAACAAAACTATACAAGGCACTGAACGTACCTAGTGGTAGATTAGATTCTCAACAGAGTTTCAACATTGGAAGATCATCCGAGATTATGCGCGATGAACTTAAGTTTACTAAGTTCGTTGGTAAGCTTCGTAAGAAGTTTAGTGAGATGTTCCAAGACATTCTTAAGACTCAACTCATTCTGAAAGGTGTTATCACACCTGAGGACTGGGAAGATATGAAGGAGCATATACAGTACGATTACTTATATGACAATCACTTCACAGAACTTAAGAATATTGAAATGTTAAATGAGAAGCTAGGTGTGATCGCTGCTATGGAACCATACATGGGTCGCTACTTCTCTACTGAGTATGTACGTACTGAGATTCTCAAGCAATCTGAAGTTGAGAAACGTGAGCTTGATGCACAGATGTCTGACGATATTAAACAAGGAAGGATTCTAGATCCTCTTGAAATGCAGCAGATGGATATGGGCATGATGCAACAGGAACTTGATAACGCAGAGGCACAAGAGAAGCTAACTCAAGCGCAAGCTAAAGCAGCCTTAAAACCTGCCCCCGCGCCTTCAAGTAGCAAAAAGTAATAAATAATTGTTAGTTTAAAATTTTATTATGGCAACACAAGAACGAGAGATCGTTGATTTGCTTTGGGACAACGACCAGGCTGATGCTCTGGGAAAACTCAAAGACATGCTTCAGACTAAAGCTGCTATGGCAGTGGATGTATCGAAGCAGGATATAGCTAACAGGATGTTTCCGCATGTTCCCCCAGAGGGAGATGCTAAACCTGACCCTGAAGCTATTGAGAATCCAGATGAATCAGATGATGTCGAAGCAACCAAAAAAGATCCTGTAGAGGAGCCTAAAAATGAAACTGATAACGGAACAGAACAATGATATAGAGGTTCTTACCGAAGAAAAAGACGGTAAGAAATCTACCTATATTAAAGGTATCTTTCTGCAAAGTGAGATAACCAATCGCAATGGTCGTATGTACAAGTTCGACACATTGAACAGAGAGGTTACCAAATACAACGAAGAATTCACGAACAAAGGTAGAGCATTGGGAGAGCTTGGACACCCCGAAGGTCCAACCCTAAACCTAGATCGTGTTTCACACAAGATTGTTGAACTTTATCCTGAAGGAACTAACTTCATGGGTAAGGCAAAACTAATGGATACTCCCATGGGTAAGATCGCTAAGAGCTTACTTGAAGAAGGTGTCCAACTCGGTGTCTCTTCTAGAGGACTGGGTTCAATTAAGCGTGAAGGAAATACTCAAGTAGTAGCTGATGACTTCATGCTGTCCACCGCTGCGGATATCGTGGCTGATCCTTCAGCACCTGATGCATTTGTAGAAGGTATCTATGAAGGACGTGAGTGGGTAACTGTAGATGGAAGGTTCAAAGAACAATCTATCGAGGCAGTCAAGGAACAACTCGACAATGCCCCAAACCCACAAGAACTTCAAGAAAGAAAGGTTTCCGCGTTCGCGGCTTTCCTAAGAAGTATATAAATTATAAATAAAAATAGCAATTTACCGCAGATCTATTACGGAGTCACGTAAAAATGTCCAAAATCGATGAAAAATTTGAGAAACTTATCGCGGAAAAGAAAGCTGCTGCCGAAGTTAAAGAGGAAGTAGTTGAATCCGTAGAAGTTTCTGAAGATGCCGCAACTGGCAATACCGCTATTACTGGTGGTGCTGTACCTCAACAAAAGTCTGACCTCAAGAACGACGCTGTTGAAGTAGCTTCTAGTAATGCAAAAGATAAGCCAGAAGGCGACGCAAACGTCGGCAAGAGGGCTGCTGCTCCTGTAGGAGTAGAGAAAGACAAGACACTTAAGATGAAGCCATCTGGTGCTTCTTCTAAAATGCCTGGTGCACTTTCCGCTAAGATCTTTGATGATGTAGAAAAGAAAGAAGGTGAGGTAATTGCTGAGGAACCCGCTAAGGAGTCCAAAGAAGAAGAGGTCAAAGAGGACATTACTGCTGTACTAGCAGGTGCTGACCTTTCAGAAGAATTCCAAGAAAGAGCCAAGACTGTATTCGAGGCTGCTGTCGAATCACGAGTAGCAGAAAAGGTTGAGGGTCTTAAGGAACAAGCCGCTGGTAAATTCGTTGAGGAAATTGAATCCATCAAGGAAGAATTTACAGGCCGCGTAGAGAATTTCCTTTCATATGCTGCAGAGGAATGGCTTAAGGAGAATGAACTTGCCATTGAAAAGGGTCTTCGTACAGAAGTCACTGAAGCATTCATTGAAGGATTAAAGAAATTGTTCATCGAAAGCAACATCAACGTACCTGAAGATAAATTGGACGTTGCTGCTCAGATGAGCGAGAAACTAGATGAGATGGAAGGCCGACTTAATGAGCAGGTCCAGAAGAACATCGAACTTCACGAGGTAGTAGGTACCTATCGTAAAAATGAGATTTTGAATGAACTAGCCAGAGGACTCGATAGCGAAGTCCAGAAGGATAAGTTCACCTCACTTGCTGAAGCCGTTGAATTCAAGACTGAAGAGTCGTATCGTGAGAAGCTAGGTCAGATTAAGGAATCATACTTCGGTACTCCGAAAGTAGAGACCAAGACTGAAGTTGCTTCAGAAGAGTCAGCACCAGAAGCTGACAAACAACTTGAAACTGTTAGTGAGAGCATGCAGGCATATGTCGAAGCTCTAGCTAAAAGGATCTAATTCACTTCTAATTTCTAACATTTAAAAATGTTTAACACAGAACAACTACAGGAGAAGTGGAATCCCGTACTTAAGCATGATGGTCTTCCTGAAATCAAGGACAACTATCGTAGGGCGGTTACCGCACAACTCCTAGAAAACCAAGAGAAATTCTTGAGAGAGGAAAAGCAAATCCTCACCGAGGCACCAACAAACGCTGGTCCTATCAATACACCTACAACAGGTGCTGGTAACGTATATGGTTTCGACCCTATTCTTATTAGCTTGATTCGTCGTGCTATGCCTAAGCTTATTGCTTATGACATCGCTGGCGTTCAGCCTATGAATGGTCCAACTGGTTTGATCTTCGCAATGAGATCACGCTATGTTAACCAGACAGGCAACGAAGCATTCTTCGATGAGCCAGACGCTCAGTTCTCTGGTACTGACGGAGCAACACCTCCAACAGCTACTACCGAGAAGAACCCAGGTCTTATTAACGACGCAACTGGTGGTGGTACCACAGAAGGTAACTACGACCTAGCAAGTAGCAAGTTCACTACATCCGAGCAAGAGAGCTTAGGTGAAGGTGCTTCTACAGCGTTCATGGAAATGGCGTTCAGCATAGACCGTATTGCTGTTGAAGCAAAAGGTCGTGCCTTAAGAGCAGACTACTCCGTTGAACTTGCTCAAGACTTGAAAGCAATCCATGGTCTTGATGCTGAGTCTGAGTTGGCCAACATCCTTTCAACAGAGATCCTCGCTGAAATCAACCGTGAGGTTGTACGTACAGTATACAGAGGTGCTAAGCCTGGTGCTCAGGTTAACACTGCTAACGCTGGCGTATTCGACCTTGACGTTGACTCCAACGGTAGATGGTCAGTTGAAAAATTCAAAGGTCTTCTATTCCAGATCGAAAGAGACGCTAACGCAATCGCGCTTGAAACTCGTCGCGGAAAGGGTAACGTAATTATCACTTCAAGTGATGTTGCTTCTGCTCTTGCCATGGCTGGTGTTCTTGACTACGATTCAGGTATCACACAGGCAACTGGTGGTCTTGGCGAAATCGATGACACTGGAAACACATTCGTTGGTACAATCAACGGACGCTTCAAGGTCTACATCGACCCTTATTCTGCTAACGTATCTGCTGATCAGTACTACGTTGTAGGATACAAAGGATCCAACGCATATGACGCTGGTTTATTCTACTGTCCTTACGTACCTCTCCAGATGTACAGAGCGATAGGTCAGGATACATTCCAACCACGTATCGGGTTTAAGACTCGTTATGGAATGGTTCTTAACCCATTTGCTAAGGGACTTACAGCACTTACAAATAGTGATCCTCAGCACGCAACTAACATTGGTGCTAATGCTTACTACAGACGTGTAAGAGTTGCTAACCTAATGTGATCGTTATCACATATACTCAAAAAGAGACCCTCAGGGGTCTCTTTTTTATGCTAAATAATATTTTAGTGTATGCCACTAAAAAAGTGAAACAATTTATTCAAGACCCTACAGTATCCCTTAATATCAAGGGTTGTATAGAGAGTATGAGACTGGGGTTAGAGGACGAGCAAGTAAACGAAGTTGCTCATTTTGTATACCATCGAACTAATATGTCACCTCTGCGAGAACAGGTGGATAGATTAATTAAAGAGTACATAGATGAGGAGTTGGACATAAACGTCTAATTCCTCTTTTTTTATGCTAAATTATACTATACACTTAGTATCAAATGAAACAAGCTATGAATGGCAGAGTGAGAAAAGTTGACATCATACCTCGTATTCATAAGATCAAGACAGGTATAGACAATAAGAGTTGGTATCCTGATTGGGGTGATCATGAGAGGTGGGCTGCTCAACAAGCCCTAAATAATGTATTAGATGTATTAGACGAATACTGGGAATGACTTCCAGCAAATTATTTTCACCCGAATCAAAAAACTTTTTATCTCCTGTTGGATTTAAGTTCATCATAGAGAGGATACCTACTGTAGATTTCTTTTGTCAGTCAGTTAATATCCCTGAGATGAGTATCGGTGTAAGAACCATAGACAACAGAGTAAAAGCATATGATGTTCCTGGTGATAAGATGACACAGGGAGATCTCCAGCTGTC